CGGGACTCTATCAAAAAGCTAATTATTTCTAACAAGGTGATATCATGAACAATTCACAACTATTCAAGCAAGCGCATTCAGTGGCACGTCAAACAGTTAAGCAGGTGGGCGATTATCAAATTGCTTTCACACTAGCATTGCGTGAATTGATAGCGGAAAATAAAAAGCCTAATTACAAAACTATTTCTATCAATGTTTTAGATTCTGAGTCTATCGCAACAAATAGCGCAATCCTGTCAGCTATTATTTTAACAGTTTTATTGTTCACAACGTTGTCACTTTTCGCGCCAATTATCGGGGCATTAGTTGGTTGTATTACATGGCTTGCCACTATCTTATTGTTAGAGTTATCACAATGGGCAATGTTCAAAGCGTTATCATTTTTCTATGTTGATAACACTCAGTTTGAAGATGCAATTAACGATAGAAAAGTTTTCATTATTGAATAGCAATAAATTTAAAATAAAGTTTGACATAGTGGACGCTAATCAATAGTATTCGCTATGCACTCTTTATTAATTCTAATTTATAGGTGATTTATGTCTAATCTTCACTCTTCTATCGTTAAAACTTGTTTCTCACTTGCTAAATTCAATAACGGTTTATTCAAGTCTGAAAAACAAGGTAAATTTTTGTCTTCACTTGGTATTACTATTAGCTCTACTCAAAACCACAATCTAGGTTATGAATACAATTTTAAAACTTGTGGTACTACATACTGGACTATTTACCTTGACGCTAAAGGCGTGAATAAAATCACTAAGGAAAATTCAAAAGGCTTGACTGTGCACTTTGAAAGAGAAGAAGGCAGCGCATACCAGAATAAACAAGACATTAAAAAGGCGGCATTGGAAAAATACTTACCACTTTATAAGATGACAGAAGACAAGTGTCATAAAATATCAGACCGTGAATTTGAGTTAGAAGACAAGGCAGGAGAAACGTATTACACTGACTACGTATTGAAGCTTATTCAATCTGAAGCGTTCAAATCGTTAGATGAACAAACTAGGATTGAGAAAGTGGAAGATCTAACCGATAGAATAAAACGCATTATGAATCTAGCGAAAAAGAATAGTATCCGTTTAAATTGTAAATATAAGTTTTATTCTCGTATATCTGAACAGTACAGAATGCTTACCTATCCTATTATTAAATAGCCATTTAGAAGCCTTGTAACACTCTAAAATAAAGCACCTAATAGAGGTGCTTTTTTATTGCTTGCAATAAATGAGGACATCTTACAAGGATTAAGACAACCGTTATAGCGGCATACAAGCACCGCTACGGCCTTTAAAACTTACACCTAACACAATGGCATACCTTAACGTTTTAAACGTTATCACGGGCTTTACAGGAACTGTAATGGCTATATCTGTGTTAGGAGTGTTAACCTTTAAAGATTGTATCTTAATAACTACGTTATTAGAGTATCTCTTATTAATTACATTAATAGATTAGAACGTTAACAATTAATTGTTAATTTGTACCTTTATAGTTTTGTAACCTTGTTAACCCTAGTGATACTTTGAAGCATTCTTGTGTTAGCTTGCTAACCAATTTGATTCCCTCCCTTGCAAGTACCTTGCCACTTTGTTCCTTTATAGATTGCCCCCTAATAACGTAGTTATTAAAATTAATCCTTTATTATGTATTAAACTAGAAATCTTCCATCACAGGGTACTAAAAAGGTATCATTTTAACGTAGTGAAGAGTTCTCACTTATACCAATACACTTGTTTAAGTTGTACCTTAATAAGCTTACAATGCTATAGAGAGCCTCTGAGAGGGGATATCTTTAGATACTACTCTTGGCATACTATATGCTTAAAGAAATATATGGTATAGAATATGCTATAGCAATAACCTTGCCAGAGTGTACAATTTTGAAAGATTATTCTTTTATATGTATATAAGGATTTTTTTCACTTAGAAGGTACTAAAAAGGTATCATTTTCATAAAGGAATACTTATGCAAAAATATTGCATATTCATTCAAGGATACTATGTTGGGTAGGTATGCATGTTAAGCGGGTAAGTATTCAATAGGGAAAAGCTATCAATATTTGAGAATTACAAATGTAATCTATACGGGAAAAAGTCCTACCTTAAACACCCAATCACATGAATCCTCATGAACCTACATATTTTAGGATATTCTTTTTGAAGTTAATCTAATAAAAGGTGATATTTTGTATATAAAAATGTTGGAAAAATACTAATTTTTTAAGAGTACATATGTATAAGGTATATTTCTGTAAAGTAGATATATTTCAATAGGTTACACTAAATAAATAGATATTTTAGGAGAGGTAGATATTTTGTAAGATATTGATATTTCTGAGGTTATAGATTTTGTAGGTTAATGTATGTTTTTGAGAGGTTACTACTTGTTGTACGTAATACTAAGTATTGTAAAGGGTAGAACCCATCGTAGGACGCTCTGTACGGCACGTACAAGGGTTTTATCTGTAAAGTTACCCTGTTGTATAGCCTTGTTATATAATCTCCACTAAATCGCTTACAGAGCTTCTGAGGATTAAGTAGGGTTTCTCGTCAGAACTACTTGACATGGGACAAAACTGTATGCTACTATAGAGGTAATGTCTTAATAAATTAACAGGAGTTTTATATGAAGAATTATGTTGTGTACTTTGCTTTCTTAGGTGGTGAGTTGGTCTATATTGGGAAAGGTTTTAAGGGAAGGGAATTTCACTTGACTACTGGAACGTCTCATGTCTACGAAGCTAATAAGGCGCATTTTGAAGGGAAGACTTTAGAAGTGAAAAGTATTAGCTTGTCTAAGCAAGAGGAATCTGATTTAGAAATAGAAAAGACTCTTATACAGGCTTTTAATCCTCCTTGGAACAAACAACACTCATCCGAGGGAAAATACTTCCAGTACAAGAGTGTGTCTCAGAAAGAGGATGTTAATACCTTGCTGGTTGAGGAGATACGAAGTTTAATAGAGTATAATAAATCTATAGAGATTCAGTTGATTAGTGAAATTGATTGTAGAAAATTATATGAGAGTAAGTTTGAGAATGTGAATAAATCGGTGCATGATTTGGAAGTAATGAAGAGGGGTATAGGCTCTATGAGTAAGAAAGAATATATGGAAGTTCTTAGGTGTAGTGGTTATACTCAAGTAGAGTGTATGGATATTTTAGGTATATCACTGAGTACTGCTAAGAGATGGGATAAGAAGATTAAACTAAAAAACCCACTAAATTGATTAGAGAGCTTCTCAGAGAGAGGGAGGGTTTCTTGGTAAGATAGGGAGTGTTATGGTTAATGCTCCTCCCTAATCCTATCCTCAAGTAGCTGCTTTAAACCACAACCTCAATACGTAGTGTCATTATGCACCGCTTCTACCCAAGATGCAATCTCATTACTGTATTCCTTTGAATCAGGGAAAACTTTCTTAATGTGATTGAGGATTTCTTGTTTGTACATGCAGATATCTAAGATTGTTGTCATAGGTTCTCCTTTCTATACCCATTGTTATAAAGAAGTTTTATCAAGACTTCGTAATCCGCAGAGTTTAAGTTGTAGGGTATATGTTTATCATCGTCAAACAACTCTGTTAATTCTTCTTCAAATATTTCATACTCGCTTCTGTGTTTACGTACATCTTCTAATCTTGCATAAAGGTAAGACTGTGTATCAACCCAATTTCTCCATATAATCCCTTCAGCATCATACCCTACACATTTAACCCTAGCCCATCTATCTCCTAATACGTTGCTAGTAAGGAACACTTCACAGTATTCACCTATATCTGGTTGATAATTATTTGTCATTATGTTTCCCTCCACCTCTAATATTATCTCTGTTAATGTAAGCCTCTGTAGCAGAATTAATATTCTCCACTAATTTCCTACCTTTGTCTGTTAACACTATACCTTGATCAATTACCCCTATCAACCCCTTAATCTCTAATATGCTTCTATCTCCTGTATGCACTTGTAAGGGAAGTGTTTTATCAGGGTATAGTGTTTTAATAATACTAACTTGTGTACGAGATAGACTCATAATTACCCTTCACCCGACATCTTATCATAAAGATATGTCTCTCTATCTATGTACATATTACTATCCTCTGTAAGTTCTTCTAACAAAGCTTTACTAGTTTTTATCTGTGATAATACATACTCTATTGAACGCTCCTTGTAACGTATTTCTCTTTGCAATACTCTCTTCATCTTATCAAGGTTCTTCTTAGCTCCTTTACGAATATAGAAGTTACCTCCCATACTGTTAGGATGGCTAAGGTCTACACAATCCTCATCTAAGTAGTATGCTCTTTGTCTAGGGTCTGCTTCTATTAAGTCATTCATATTACCTACATAGGTGAGGTCTAACATTTCTAATGCTTTCTCTTTAGAGAAGAACTTATTGTTACTTGTGTTTCCCCAGTATGTGTCTACAAGGTAATCCTCATCAACAATACCGATCTTACTGCAACACCAATATAATGTGCCAGAGCTTATTTTGTGTTGTCTCTTGTCATATTCATTATCATTCCAAGACCATCTGTATATGTCACCGTTTTTCCAACTAATCATAAAACCTCCACTTCCTTAATCATTAAATGCGCAACTTCTTTGTCAGCAAGTTCACTGTGTAAATCCTCTTGATAGTGCATAACTAATTGACCTGCATCATCAAGATTATGATAACGTTCTACTAATTTCCCCTCACTTTCAGATACACATACTAAATATTCCCACTCATACCAGTCATAACTATAACTAAATAAACCTTTCATAATCTAATCCTCCCAATTAACTGTATATCCAGTGTCAATACCTTTAAGCTTGTACACCTCTTCTTGGAGTTGCTCTTTTATATTCTAATTCCCTCTCAAGTTCCTTTATACGTGCATTAGCTTGTTCAGTTGCCCATATTTCAGTCATCTTCTTTCTGAATACTTGCAAAGGGGTACTACCATTCCAATCACAAGTTATGCTACCATGACAGAAGTTATTGTCAGTGTAACCATCAAACACTTGTTGCATTACATATTATATGACTTCATCTCTGCATGATAATGCTTCATAGAACTCTAACACTTCCTCTCTTGACATAGAGTAGAATAGTTCGTGATGGTCGTCAATAGTTATTGTTACTTTTGCATCATGTATTTTCATAGGTATTCCCATCTCTTAATTGTTGATAAACTCATCTCTAGCATATCAGCTACTACTTTCTGTGTAAACCCCTTACTACGAAGTAATTTAGCTTTCTCTTTATTAGGTAGTTCTTCCATGCCAGTGATTTCTTTAAGTGTAGATATGTCACTACTCTGTAACTCTACCTTACCTTCTAAGTATATACTGTTGTTTTCCAGTATGTCAACCTTTTCTTCTAGCCCTGCCAAGGTTTCATGAAGAGTTACTCCTTTGGAGAGTTCATTGAGTTGATTGTTTAGTGTAGATGCTTTCTTGATGGCTGTTCTAGGCAGTGTACCCTTCTTAGACATGTCTTTTTGCTTATTGTGTAGCTCAGTATGTTCTTCTTGAGATATGCCCTTAGAGAGCCTTACAGGAGCATTGTCATCGAAGTATTTCACTACATCCTTGCCATAGTAATATCCCCTACTAGCCATGTCCTTAACATCCTCTACTTTCTCTCCGTGAATAGGGGCAATCTCTGTGTAGGCATCAATAGGCTTACCTCCTTGCCCTAAGATATAAGCATAAGCACTCTTAGCTAAGTCTAATGTGATATACCTCTTAGGTTCATATCCTTCTTTAGATTGTTCTACTGCTTGTACACGTTTCCTATTTACCTTAGCTTGTGCTTCAATATCATTCCTTGTGTAGAATCCATAGTGTATCATTAACTCTGTGAATTTATCTCCTATGATTTTCATTCTAAGGGAATGATCTATGTCTTTAGAGACAAGGGAGCATGCCTCTTTGTATATGTCGTCTGATGTTTTGTCTGTCACCCTTCCACCCTCTTAATTGTGAACACTTCATAAGGGTCTAAGCTAAAAGACCTCTCTAAAGTTGATACCTTGTATTCAGAATATTCTAAAGTGTCGTATTCCTCTACAAATTTATGTTGTGTGTAAAGAGAGTGACACCACACTTCGTATTTAGTCACACCTTATCCTCTTCTAATGGATGTTTCAAACCTGTAATCCCTATCTTAGCGCGTTCTATTGAAATACAGTCTGCTATGAAGTCACAAGATTGCCAATCTCTCATTTCCATACACTGTATGTATTTCTCTTTGTATTCTTCAATACTTTTTAGTATCTTACTTTTATCTTCCTCTTGCATGTAGTACGTCATAATACCTCCTCTAAAACTAGACCTCTGCGATGGCAAGCTCCTTTAAGTTCTTCTAATGTGAAACCCTCATAAGGGTTGAAGTCTGGTAAAGAGTCTAACTCACCATCTACAATGTCGTCAAGAAGTATTTGTGAATAGAGGTCAAACATATCTAAGGCACTGCCATTCTGATTCCAACCTACTGCATTGTAACACTCAAAGAGCAACCCACTGCAACAAGGG